TGGGCCAGTAGCGACAAACGTAGAGCTAGGTGTGTAGACAACACCGTTCAAATTGGGAATGGTATTGGAAGAAACAAACTGTCCTGAACCACCGCTGTAGCCAGCAGTACCAAGAGTTGTGTTTGACAAATCAATATAGCAGTCTTGCTCTAAAACTGTATATCCAATATCACGAAGGGGGCCGAAACGGTTATCACCGCTTATGATTGGGCCGTCAAATGTACTGCGTGCCATGATAATTCCTTATGCAAAAGCCTCTTGTTAATCGTTGCATCGTGACCCCTGGGCGGGCTGGCAACAAGAGAAAAAATCCCAGACAGCCCTCAATATACACTATTCCTTGGGTGTGTCAAGAAGTTTGTTAGACTTTTTTAAATTCTCTTCTTGAGTAATAACACACAGATTCCAGGGCACATGCAGGCCGCACACCTCGGGCGAAATAAGAGGAATGATGTGATCTACCACATATCTTTCGCCCGTCAGCTTAGTGAGTTCGGCTGCACTTAAATACAATTCGCGCATAGCCACTTTTTGTTCTTTAGTAATCCATGGGGGTGTTGCATTTTTATGGCGCCGTTTACGCACATTATTTAATGCATTATAGTATTCAGGATACTTCTCTTTGTGCCTGTCTTTGTAAGTACGCTTGTCTTCGTTTGATCTAGTGTTTGCCCGCGCAATTACTGCATCTTTATTTCGTTCATAGTAACGCCGCCCTGCTTCTTTGGCTGCTTCTGATTTTGGTTTTTCTTTGCGTTTTTCATTGTCTGTTTTCCAGTCTTCTTTTACACACTCTACACACGATCCTTTGGTCTTGCGTAAAGCAATATGCCCACGACTACAAGCAATGCCTGTGAAATAAAACTTTGCGCCTGTTGCTTTGGCTTCTGCACGGTTGTTTGGGTAGTCCATATCGTTCTCCTGTTATACGATACGGGGAATTATATAGCAAATAAAAAGGGCCCGCAAGGGGCCCTTTAGAGGTTAAAACTAATACTAAATTAGTAAGAACCGTAGATTCCGAGAGGATCAGACCAGCCAAAGCTGTAACGCTCTCTGGACTTGTAACGTACGTTACCCGTATCGAAGTCTCCGTCCATTGAATTCTGGAGAGGTGTACGCTCAAAATGCTTCAAGCCATTTGGAACGTCTGTGGTCAAGAACCATGCATTAGGCGCAGTCAAGAAGTGGTTAACGGTATAACCTTCAGGGATAGAACCGTTGTTCTTGAGAGCGTTAATGTCATTGTTGTTTGTACCAACGCGCAATTCTGTTTCGAGCAAACGAGTTGCAACGAACATTAGTGCTGGTGGGACAATCAACTTCTTGGGGCGTGCGGCGATCAAAAGACCACGCTCGTCTGTCCAAGCTGCGATTTGAATAACGGCATTCTCAAGAGAAGTCTCGTTCAAGTCAGCAGCTGTGGAAGGAGTATTGGCGTTTGTGCCACCGTTCACCAAGGGGTGAGCAGAGTTCAACAAAGACACGCCATCACCGCCAGGATAGGCAGCGTTGTAGGCGTTGTTCAACACGTTGGCAGCTTTCACCTGTTTGGTGTAAGCCATCGCACGGGCCAAGCCTTTGGTGTAGCGAGCAGACAAGCTGTCGTACAAATTATCCTCAATCGCCTCTTCAGTGATTGAAAAACCCAAAGCAATGGTCTCGTGGTTGTAACGTGCTGTGAAAGCCTCTTGCGCATTGTCATAGCTGAGAGCTGTACCCTCGGCCTTGACTGGTGCAGCTGAGAAGCCTGACAGTTTTGTTTCCTCTTCAAAGCTACGCTCTGATTTCTCAGTTTCGTAGATCTCTTTGTGCTCTTCGCCGTAACGGGCGTACTCTAGACCGAACAATGCGTTCAAACCAGGGAGCAACTCTTTAAGCAGTTGTGCGCGTGAAATAGCCATTTAAGTGCTCCTTAATTAAACACCAGCAGTGTTAGTCATACCTTGGAATGTTGCATTCCATACGACCAAAACTTCAGGGAAACCAACGAAAGATAAGTTCGTGCCTGTGGGAACAGAAATACTGGAAGCCAAAGTAACGGTTGTGCCGCTAACGTTGGTTACAGAAATATAGTTACCTTGGGCAACGCCACTTACGCCTTGAGCAATCAATTGCATTCCGGGCTGGATTGCAGAGTTTGATGCTGTCAATGTAATAGTAGTACCAGATGTGCTGGCATTTCCACCAACGGCAGAAACGGTAACAGCAGTATCTTGCACCACGCTAACACAGCGGAAAGGTAGCAATGTAGCAATACGAGTATTACCAGATGTACCAGAGCTGATCACAGCACCAGAGACGGCCATTGCTGAGTCACCAGTTGTGGTGTTACCTGCTGTACCTGTTACGGCATAGAGGTTAGAACCAATGAAGGTGGGGTTAGCATAGCCAACTGTGGAAGCGGTGTTGGACAAGGAAGTACCTTGAGCAACCATCACTGCTTTGAACACAGTACGGGGATCGTCAATCACATATCCAACTGCATAGTTAGATGATGTGCTTGCGGGCCAGTATTGGCCACGAACGATTTGGCTAGATGAGTTTGTGTACTCAGCGCCAACAAAGATACCCAAAGTACCAGCTACAGCAGTAGCAGGGCTAGAGGCCGCAGACATGGTAGTGGCAACAATAGTACCGCCAGAGAGTTGAACAATGTCACCATTGAACAACGATGTACCATAAGCAGTAGCAATGGGATACATGCGAGTTGACCCAGAATAGGGTAATCCGCCGAACTCACTGACCGCTTTAAACCCGTATGGAGCGGGAATAATTGGATAAGCCATTTAAGGACTCCTGATTAAGTTTACTTGGAACCTGCACCAAATCCGCGGGAAACTGTAGAGGTTCTCTCTGCAAATTTACGCATCCTTGGATCGTTTTCTTTCATGAAGCTGTTGTCAACTGAATCCATCTGATCTTGTGCTTGCTTGGCATAGTACTCGGTGTAAGCCCGTACATTCTCGGTAGAGTTTTTACAGAGTATCAACCCACCAATTTCTACGTTGCCTTCCGCGTTGCCTTCAATCATAAGCTCAGGATGATCAGCCGCTTTGACTGGTTCCCAACCATCGCGTCTCATACGAGACATTCTGGTGTGATCCGCTTTACCTAAAATGTGTGTCATGACATAACGAAACTCAACACCAGGTTCTGGTGTGGGATCGGGTAAAGCACTTGCGGGTTTGTATACCGCACGAGCAGATTTTTCGCGTGTAATTAAGTCACGGGGTGTTCTGTTATCAGCCATTTTGTTGAGCCTCCAGTTTTGCCACTTGCGCAGCGTATTGTTGTGGTGTTAGTCCGAATTTCTTAGCCAGACCCAATTGAGTCGTTGTAAGTTTGACTTTTCCTGCGGTCGTTGAACGCGATGCAGGCGCTACAACAGTTGAAGGCCGTTTGGCTTCTACAGGTCTTTTCTCAGGTTCACCAAATACTTCTGGGAACTTTGAGCGTACGCGAGCATCAATCTGCTCGTAATAGTCGTCAGAGCGCGGGTCAGTGCCTGCGGATACTAGTTTTTGATGCAGCCCTAGTGCGTAGCTGGTAACTTCCTCAAACCCCTGTGAACCAAACCACTGGTTTTTTGCCTGCCAGCGCAGGGATTTTTCGTCTGGTTGAACAGTTTGAGTTTGTCTAGGTTGAGTTTGTACAGGAATTTCTTGTTCTTGTAAAGGGGTCACTCGATAATTTTTTACTTTTTCGAGATTCCATTTGGCTTCCGTCAGTGCTTCTTGCGCTGCAATGATAGCGTCTGTGTCAAACGCCTCTTGAGCCTCTTTATACTGACGTCTAGCCATCGCAAGGTCTGCCTCCGCTTTCTCCTTGGAAGAGGAGATGAACGCTTCCTGGCCGACGTTAACGCTCTTTTTAAGACTTTTATTCTCTTCGATCAGATGCTGTGCGAGACGCTCAAGCTCTTGTTTCTCTCGGAGCACGGCTTCTTTAGATCTACGCTCGTCATGGCGTGCATGAGTCAATTCCTTGATGCGCTTTTTAACGCCTTCTGAATAACTCTCAATCTCATCGTCCGTGGGGTCTTCCACTTCACGATTCAAAGGTACACGGCCACGGTCTTGGATAGGCGTGTCGTCTATGACTTCAATCTCTATCTCAGGCGCTTCAGCCTTGATATCGACTACTTGTTCACCTTCGCCTTCAATTTCATCAGGG